ATTTTATGGAGTTGCTGGCTGCACCCGTAGCCTGTACTTTCAAACAGCCTAGTGATGTATCTGCGCTCAGCACTATAGACCAGCCAGAAGGGTTGGCGTGTGTCGTGATATTAGATGTCACCAAAACAGTTGTGCCAGCATTGGCTTCGCGCCTGATCATTCCAGCTATTTCCCAAGATCCAACATCGGTCCCCTCGGAAGCTTTCCTTCTTGCGATTACAGTGCCGGAAAATGTAATTGCTGTGTTGTTTTGCAAAGTAATTTGGTTTACCGCGAGAGGTGTATATCTATCGGTATTTAGCGCAATCGGGGTTGCATTAGTCGTCAAGTAGGCCAGCACGTAGTGTGCGCCTTGGATTTGCTGTCCTTGACCAGTTGAGTGTTTGCCCTTTACTCCATTAGCGTTGCCAGCGCTGCCCTTGGCGCTCGAAAAATTGGCGTCTGCAACGCACCCATCTCCCCCCAGAACGATTGAATTTGAGCCAGATGCAGTTCCAGATGAACCGCTAAAGACTCCTGAATTTGAGCCAGACGCAGTGGCTGTGTTTGAAAGACAAAAACTTTTGGAACCTGACGCTTTGGATAGGTTTCCAATCGCAACAGAGTTACTATCACTAGTTCCGTAGCTCGTTGTGTTGTTGTTTATATGTGCCGCAAATGATTGAGCACCAGTTGCCCTTGCCTTACCCAAAGCAAAAGAATCTGTACCTGTACTTACTGCACTGTCACCTAAAGAAATTGCATTAGCACCAGAAGAAGAAGGTTGTGCTGCTGGACTGCTTTCATTGGCTGCGTAAAGGTCAGCACCGCCACCACTTGCAGAAGCCCAACTTAAATCTGTACCATCTGAAGTTAGAACTGTATTTGCACCACCTTTAGCTAATCTAGCTGTTGCGCCAGAAGCGTTTCCGTACAGAATACTGCCGCGAGTAATTGCATCTAGTTGGTTTATTTCTGTAGCAGTTGTGGTTACTGTTACATTTTCATTAATTTTAGGCGAAGTAAGCGTCTTGTTTGTAAACGTCTGCGTTGCAGCAATACCCGCAACGGTGTCTGTAGTCGCGGGAAGTGTTAGCGTTACATTTCCGCTAAACAGTCCGTGGGCAGGAGCCTGTAGTTGTGCATAGTGAGCGTTGTTCGACTCGCAATAAAACCGGATATAAGACTGCGCCCCACTGTTCTTTAGACTAATAGCACCTGTTGCAATATCCACGTTATTAACGGCAATAGTAGAAGCAAAGGTTACTCCCGTTGTTCCCGTAGGAATACGCATAGCAATGGCATCGGCATCGTTTTTGATGGTTACGTCATTAGTGCTTCCTTGGCCTGTCAGGATTAAACCTTCGGCACTGGTGAAGCCCATCGCAGCGTTATCACCCGCAGCCGTATCGCTGGTTGCCTCTACCGTGCCACCCTTAATAACACCTGTTGTTGTTAGATTTGACGCACCATCGTTAATATACAAGTCCGCAACAGTCGCTGTAATAAACACCTCCGCACTGCCGCTAAGATTAATAGCGTTGTCAGAGTTAGAACTTTCTGTAACAGACCGCGTAAGCGTAGTACCACTAGATGTATAAGTCCCGCTTCCTATTTCAAAAGCAGAACCATCTTCTATCGCATATCTTATCGTTTGACCGTTGGTAATACCCGCGGCATCGAATGATTGATTCCCTGATACAGCACTGCCCAAGCTAATCGTTCCAGTACCCGTGGTACTGGTGGACATTTTTGCACGATTACCTAACGATATTGCCATATGTCACCTATTATGCTATACGAATAATCGCGTTGGAAGCATCCGCAGCCGGGAAAACAACAGTGAAATCTCCTGAGCTTGCCGCTTTGTCTGAGCCAAAGTCCAGAACAATTACAGACGCATCATTAGATGCAGAGTCGTTAAACAAAACCGCGCCGCGAACCGCTGAGATGGTTACATTAGAGTAAACAGCATTAGAAAAATCGGTAATCGCTGTTGTGTTAATATTAGAAGGGTTGACCCTCGTAAGTGCCACACCTTTTGCAGTGTAGTTGGAACTATTCGCAGAACTAATCTCGTTGGCGGTCGCGTAGTTAGTAACACTGCCATTCATGGTGCTGCCAGAGCCGCCCATGTTGCTAGGAACCGCGCTGTTCGTATAAAGCGCCAGATTAAAAGTGTTACCACCGCTGTTCAAAAAGTTATGCTTTGCTTCCATCAATTCTTTTTTGAAGGTAGAGCACATTGCATTGCCTGAAAAAGCCATATTACATTTTCCTTATGTGTTCAGCTAGTGCAGAATGACCAGCATCTGTGATTGCATTATATACAGTAGTTCTGTCACTTTGAATAGCCTGTTTCATATACCCGGCTATAACTTTCTCCATTTCACCTTTATAGGCTTCTGCCTGCTGCCTAATAGCAGGAGGAGCCTTATCAGAAAGGTACACCAGCTTTTCGACACACATATGAGCAACTTCCTCCGGTGTGAATCCTCGTCCGCTTGTAGTTTCTACAGTGACTTTGAAGTCACCCATTGACATATCCATCATTGTTTCTCCCTAATTACTCTTCCAACTCTATAGTTCTGAGTTGTTTCCTTTGCTTCACCCAAGAGCTTTAAACCGATTAAAGACTCTTGATACCTTTTTTCGTACATAGACATTACATCAGCCTCGCCCTTCATGAATATATACGCCTCAATTAAAGCCCCATACAAAAGTGTTAACTCTGCATTTTCGCTCAACCATGTTTTAGCCGATTCTGCCCCAACTGTTAAACTGGCGGGACGGTAGAAATAATTTAGTTCAACAGGATACGCAATGTCCGATACCGGAGATATGATCATGTTGGAGATATCAAATACCGCGTAGTATTCTGGCAGTCCTGAATACTCCCGAGCAGAAACGGAAGAAGCCTGTGCGTGATACTGAGAATACTCCTGCACAAAGCTAACGTCCTTAAACTCCATGAACCTAGTCGATCCATTATAGGTATAACTCAGCGAAAACGGGGCCAGAAAATCAGAAGGCAGAGCCAGATACTCATTGTTGGCAGTAAACGAGGCTGTTGCATTCTTTTTAAATAGGTCTAGTTGAACTATTTTTAAAATGCGTTCTTCTGCTATTCGGATGAACAGAGGTATGTTAGAAACAAAACTGCTCTCAGTATTTTCCGTAAAGTCTTGAATAGCTGTTTTTAACTCTGCATATGTAAAACTCATGTTGTTACCACCGTGATATTACCGACCGAACCAACTGCCACTAAGTTGTTAGGGGGGGACAAACCTTCTTGAGAGCTAAACCCGACAGGGTTCCACCCATACTGCATTGAACGTTGAGATTGTAAATCTTGTTCTGGTCTAGGGTTCCTAAGAGCCTGTGGGTCCTGACCCACATTTGGAGAAAACAGTTGCGGTTGTTTTGCTTCCCACTCGTCCTTACCGACAAGAGCCCCTGTCCATTCCTTTCGCATGTCTCTTAGACGATACCGAAAACCGGACCTGTCTGATATTCCAAAGGCATGTTTTTCTGAAGCAAAAGCCATATTAGAACCTTAAATACTGGATGCTTGGTTGCAGCTTCAAAGGCACCCGATCCTGATCTTCATCCGCTGCACGTTGGAACTCTTCTTCGTACACAGACTTTAAAAGTTGCACCCGCTCTGGAGCCCTCTTAATAGCCAGATAGTACGCTAATCCCGCGACCATACATGGGTAAAACCGGAATGGCATGTCTGGGTTACTGGTCAAAGAATCGACATCTTGAATACGTTCGACATAATAAAAAATCAACTGATCGGTTGAGTTGTTAGGAACTGACCACAGATTAATCACTGGAGAAATTTGTCGATCAAAGTAGTATTGACTTGGCCTACCCTGAGTTGTTTTATTAGGTATTGTTATGTAGTCAGACCGACTAATGCGGTTTAGCAGAAAGTCGGTGCCGTCCCGGCGAAGAACAACGTCCAACAAATCTACAGCCGAAGCTGGAAGATTTACGGTTGCTTGTCCCTGAGTTAAGATAACAGAACTTGAGAGTCTAACAGTCCACAGGTTTATGCCTCGGTTTGCCCACTCTGCAAACATCAAATTCAATGAACGTCTAGCGGTCTTGGCGTCATATCCCGTGCGAACCTCTAACCCACAACGTTCAAACGCTTCCTCTATAACTTCAACGGTGTCCAAGTTAAACTGGGAGAAGTTAGACGTTGTGACAGTCTCAGCACGACCACCCATATAGCTGTGGTTCGTACAAAAATAGAAAAGATTTGGAGTTTGGCTTGCAATAGTTATTTCAGTGTACGCTCCAGAGGCCCCGGGAGTTCCAAAGGTCGTAACACCAGAAGTGTAAATTGCACCCGCGTCATGGGTTCCGTTACTTGTTATAGAAAACCGTAAGGGATGCCCAGAATTGGTGGAGTCAGATTGATCGAACCGATAGGTACTGCCCGGGGAAAGGGCCAATATTTTCTGACGATCATTGTTGATATAATAGCGGTTACCATCGGCTGTCGCTACCACCTTGACAGAATATACTGTGTTTAATGACATCGGTTGTCCTTTAAAACGTTCTTACTAAACCACCGTTGGCTTTTTTCCAACTGATACGCTTAGACGATTTCTTTTTCTTTGACGCCGAAGTACATTGCGCCATGGTCGGTCGGCAAGCGGGATAGCCTTCGCGCTTCTCACCCTTCTGACGACCGCAGGGTTTTCCGGTCTTGCAGTCCACCCAACCTTTTCCGTTGTTCTGGGAGAACCACTCTCTTAAAGACGCACCCTCTTTTGTCTTCTTGACGGCCATCAGTATATATTCGTTTCTTTTCGGTTGTTCTCCAGAACAGAGCCACAACCTTCCGCCACGAATCCGCCATTTCTAAGTTTCTTTTTAACGGGTCTTTTTCGGCTATCAGGGGATGTAATTAAACCGCCAGTCGCCGCGCTCTTAGTAGAGTTTCCCCAGTTTGACGCGCCCACCTTTCGGCACTTTGCGATTGCTCCCGAGGCGTATGCGCTTGGGAACACTTTGTACCGACCTTTGACTTTTTTGTAACATGCGTCTTTTGCCATTATTATTCTCCGAGGGTGGCGTGTTTATCTGGGTGGACATTTGAGTTCGGCCTATGCTCAACGTTCATACTCCTTATCACAAAGTCTTTCCACAACGCTTCCGTTTGATGAGCAACAACCGAAACTTCAGCGCGTATAGACACAACTTGAGTACCAAGCCACCCACAGTACCCGAGGGCTATAACTGCTAACAACTCTGATAAACGCGCCTTGCTCATATCACCACGCCCTACACGACCAATATCTCGCCGTTAGTTTATCCAACTTGCCCTCGTCGCATCCATGTCTTGCCCTAAAGGACTTGCGCCGTTTAGGGTCTGACTTTTTAATGGTCATGTTGGCATCGCCAAACCGGACGATCTTTTCTTTGCCCTTGTCACACGCTTTAACGACCGACTTCTTGCCGCCTTGAATGTCTCGTCTAGGCTTGTTGCAAGCCATTTTGGACTTATCAATCTTACCCATAACAAAACCTCATCTAGGCGTGAAACGCAGTAACCATTTTTGCCCCAGAAACATTGAACTGAATCATCAGATTATTCTTAAACAGAACACCTTCTTCTGGAATATAAACATCGTCTGCTGCGTTAGCAACGCCGCTGGTTCTTGTGACAAACACTGCCTCGGCACCATCGTCTGCGGGGGCTGTCCCGTTGATAAACTCTATCCTTGTGGAAGCCGCGTTGGAAATAGTGGTAAACGCCTTCAGCCTAGTCCTTCCTGTAAGTAATGAACT